GTACTTGTAGAAGACGTTCTGCTGGGCAGAAACGCTGGTCATGTGGGTCGTGTGCAGGCACCAGATACGGATGTTGCGCTTACTGTGGCGCTCCTTCACCCAGTCAGGTGTATTCCCACTAAGGTCAGTGCCGATGAAAGCTTGAGCCATACGCTTGGCGGCGTACTCGGTCTTGCCTGACCGGTTCCCACCAAGGACGACTAGCTCGTTATAGCGATCGAGTAGCTTATCCGCATCGGGCCAGTGCGGCAGCTCGTGGCCATAGCGCATAGGGTCGTTCTGCTCAGCCTTAATCTTGTTCTCCCGCATCAGGAACAGATCAAGCACCTTCTCCGGACCAATGTTTTCGATCATCTCCAGGCGCTGCCGCTTATTAGGTGCTGGCAACGTCGGATGTTCCTCCAGCTTATAAGCTAAAACTTTCTCGATAATTTCCTGTTTTTCTTCATTCATAGTGTTGACTTTCCCTGAAGATGCTCTAGATTCTCAGTGTCGTCAAATAACGACCGTGTACCTTCTGCGCAACCTGAAACACTGGACGCACGAGCGACTAAATGGTTCCAGCTATTCCTCTTGAGCTGGATTAAACATCTGCTTCGGTCTCAAAGTTGCAGAGTACTAGCAGTCACGCCTACGAGAAGGGCAAGAGTTTCCCGAACGGGTAGCCATCACTCATGACTGTAATTGCGAAACGAAACGACGACACTTATACGGATCGTTGATCTCTTTTTTGTATAGTACTCCCCCAAGATAGGCAATAATGCTGAGTCTTGGGGGTACTATGCTCACTCGCAACTCTCCTTGCCGGATTGTTTATCACCTCCGGTGAGCAGCGTTAGCTGCGAGAGTGAAGCACTGGGCAGAGCCCGGTGCGCACGGCAACACGAAGCAAGAGTAAGAGAGTAGATAAAGCCAAACTTTAACTACGCAATAAGAAGTAAGCTCAAGCTTAAGAACAGATAATCCAGAGTATCGCCAACTCAAACGTGTTAAGCTGCATCTCTTGTGCATTCACCAAGCTTAAGCACCACTTAAGTGCGATATGCAGAACATAACCTGCACTTAATGCGAATATAAGCGATTTAAGTTTACCCTTAAGCTGCTCAAGCTTCTCGTATGCCGCTAACTTGTCCTTAAGCGTTATCTTATGCATAGCGTCTTGTTCTTAACCCAAATACGTTGACCCTGGCGAAAGTTGACGCCCTTCATACCAACAAACACCATATCCTCGACGTCAGTGCGCACCCATCGCTTGTTCGGATACAAGTAGACGATCCTTTGTTCCATAGCCTCGTTATTTATCGGTATGTGCTTAGGTTCCGTAACAGGTGACTCCACTGTCACTGGCGCAGGCTCATCCACCGGCTGCTCGGCTGCTTCACACGCTAGCGTACCATCAAGCAGGTCGCTCCTGTAGATACGTCGAATGCCCTTGAAAGCCTTGCGCTCGATGTAGTCCTCATCCAGCTTGTACGCTAACGGCCTATACGCGCTCCCTAGATGCGCCTTAACAGTCTTTTCGCTTAGTGTGTACTTGGTCATAGTACTAGCGACGGTACAGGAAAAGAAACGGCAGCGCAAGCTTACGCCCAACAAGGGCCAGCTAACCAGGCACCCGCTCGACAAGATCCCCACAGAACTCGTCTATCGTACCCAGCGGCACAGCATGTACACACGCTGCCACACGCAAGCTAGGCCAAGCTACAGACGTAGGGCAAGAAGAAAGCCCGCTACGCTTACGACAACGTAACGGGCTAGGCCAACCGCTGCGCACGGCTGGGGGTGTCTTGCAGGACGTAGGGGAATGTAGCATGGCGACAAGTGTGCGCAAGTGCGAAGGGGGCCAGTTGGCGAAAAAAAATCTGAGGGGTGCTATGCGTCGCCGTCGCCGTCGTATAAACACATCGACCCTCCTCCCCCCCTGTTTGGCATTTTACAGAGTAAAACTCCACTCTATATGACTTGTCTTGTATTGCGTTATTGCTAACCCACTGAAGCGCAACAGCTTGCAAGGGTAGCTCAAACGAGATGTGCAGGGATGGCCGCTTTGGTGCTCGGCGAGCCACGTTTGACGGGCTGGAACGGGCTGCGCAGCGGGCAGCGGGAAGGCCATGCGCGCGTGCGCGGTCGTTGCTTGTGACGTGGAGGCCGTAACGCATTTACTTCGTGTACGAACTATTTCCACCACCCTATTGCAACTCACTTGCATCTGCTAACGCAACTCACTTGCATTAGCCCGCTCACTCCGTCACACGCCATGCTCCGACCAGCGCGCCACCCGTGCATTCTCCGAGCTGCACGCACATCCATGCACGCGCGCTTTTCTTTGTTTGTCGCTTCTTTTTTGTTGCCATCGTATCACGCAACGCTAGATTTGCTCTCGTTAGTCCAACCTTAACCAACCTACCAACATGACCATCGAATCCATGAACACCCTCGAACACATTGCATATGTACGCTTTGCGCTCATGCTCGCCTCGGCGGGCTGCGTGCTCGTCACCGCTTCCCTTTGGGCGTCAGTCTTTTGTGACTGGCGCAAAGCTAACCGCAAGTAAACCAACGCAAACACAACACACTACAAACAAACCATATGCAAATTACCCTATCACAGCCCTCAAAAATGCCATGCCAAGGATGGAGCGTTCCAGCCCTAGCATGCAAGACAGGCTCCAAACTCGCACAAGTTGAAGGCTCCGTATGCCATGGGTGCTACGCGCTAAGCGGCTTTTACCGCATGCCAAACGTACAAAGAGCCTTACAGCAAAGGCTTGCGCTTATGGATTCACCTGAATGGGTGCCAACCATGATCGCTAAGATTCGCGACACCGAAAAGAGCGGATTCTTTCGCTGGTTTGACAGTGGAGACCTTCAGAGCATCAAAACGCTCAAAGCAATCGTGCGCATCGCAATCGCATTGCCACAGATACAGTTTTGGTTGCCGACTAAAGAATACGGCATCGTATCTGAATACGTTGAATTGTTCGGCTCATTCCCTTTGAACCTGACCGTGCGTTTATCAGCCTACATGGTAGACAAAGCCGGACCGAACAGCCTAGCGCATGGCCTAGGGCTAACAACTAGCGAAGTCTCCTCCACAAGCGGTGACTGCCCTGCTCCTACGCAAAACAACAAGTGTGGCGATTGTCGCGCTTGTTGGGATCGTAACGTTCAAACTGTAACCTATCGCCTACACTAATGAAATCTGCCCTTTATTCCATCGTTATACGCTGTAGCGTCGCTGATTCGCATCGCGACGTGCTCGAGTATGCTATTTCACGTTTAAAGCGGTCCTATTGGCGCGCCCAGCGCCTATCGTGGCGGGTCCAATTCGCACGCGCTTGTCGGGAGCTTCACGAGGAAAACCGCGGTTTATATCGGGACATCGTGCGCGGTGCATTCTAGGCATATGTACAAACTCCAAACTACTACCCCTTTCGGCTGGGCGGACCTCAAAGAATGCATTGATGACACGGAAGGTTATACGACCTCTGTTTTTGCAACCCGCGCAGAGGCTGAATCCGAACTAAAGGAGATATTGCACGGCTGTGAAGACGACCCGGATGAATGGCGCATCGTGCCAGTTGAAATGCCAGCTGATTGGGATGTATACGCCTAACCAAAACCCCCTAGGTTCGCGCCTAGGGGTTTTCCTTTGCCCTAATTCCGTCCCACACCGCGCGCCTCTCGCGCTACCCTACGCAGACTCGCAAGCAACGTCACCAGTTGCTTGGCCAACCTGACCTCACGCCTATGTGACACTTCGTACATGCTCCGCCAACGCGCAACCTCCTCAGCATAATACTCCGATTCCTTTTCTAAGGCTTCACAGTCTTCGCACATTGCAAGTCGTTCTCTAGCAGCGCGATGCGAACATGCTGCGCCTGTATGATGCGCCAATACCGCTCGGTAAGGTCGCGCAAGTCGAGCACCTCGTTGGCCAAATCAATCCCGCTCGGTAAAACCAAATTTGAATTTTGATTTTCGATTTTGAAATTTGAATTTGAAATTTGAATTTCAGATTCTCCCTGCAAATTCGGAGTTGGAGTCGCCATTTTCCACCCCAATCTGGCAAGAGCATCACTCGTTTTCAATCGTTCCAACATGGTCTTGTGCTTTCGGCGGCTTGAGTGCCGCCATGAAAGCGGCAGAGATGTCTTGGTTCGTGTGCAAGTGGACATGCTGATGCAGCGCATCCGGCGTCTTGTTCTTTTCTAGGTTAGCATACTTGTCCAGTGTGATCCCTAACGCCAGCACAGCGTCTTTCGCGCTCATCTCCGGCATCAGCTCCATGACCCGCTGTGCAGCGCCGTCGATCACCGACTGTAGTTTGGCCTTCAAGTTTGTGTTGAAGTACGCATTACGAAACTGGCTATCCATGTCCAGCGCCGATACCTTAATCTCATCCACACTACGCTCGCTGATACCAAGCTGCATGGCTATAGCTCGGCTGTGCTGCCCAGTCACGAATAGATCCAGCACCTTCTTCTGTATCTCCGGCGGGATCCCAGCAAGCGCACCTTGTCCGTTCACCTTCTCCTGCACGACACCCGGCACATGCTTCTCTATGCGCACGCCAGAAAGCCCGGCTAGTTGCCTAGCACGGGACTCTGGTGACCGATAGACTGCGTTCCTCTTCTTGCGCTTGGGGTTCTCGCTCATTCTCGCTCGCTCATAAAGGACAGGTCTTCCGCCGTGATGCCGTGGACCTCACCAAATGCAGCCTCACGGATAGCCTGGAGCTGCATGTAATAGTGGTCCGCCTTGAGGGCAATCCTTAACTGAATGTCAGCTTCCTCTTCCCGTTCCTTTTTCAAAATTTGAATTTCATTTTTTAATTTTGAAATCTCTTCCTCAGCCTGTAGCAGTAACATCTCTGTGGCGATAGCGTGTTCTGGTGTCATTTTTGTTTTATGTACTCTATTCCTGCTTTATCTAGCAGCTTGTATAGCCGCTTAGCCTCATCCTTCCAAGAGTATTTCCTCTGTACCTCTGGGATACCGACAAGCACACGCAGCTTGTTCATCGCCTTGAACCCAACCCAGATCACCTCTTGGTTATGCTCAAGCGCATATTTAAGCTGCTCGGGGCTGCGGATGTTGAGCTTCTCGATGTACCGAGCCATCTTGAAGTCAAGCGGTGCTACGCCACTCAGCTTCTCCATGCGGTACACCCACAGCTTACGACGGTTCTGGAAGGCGCTCACTTCTGCGCCTCCTCCCAATTACTTAGCGTCCGCAGAAACGCCTCTGCGCGTTGGCGGGCTTTGGCTTTTATGTGAGCAAAAGATCCGTGCGCATAAAAGATCCCCGGACCAGCGTCTCGACTTACAATTTCAAGTAGCCAGCGAGCATATTCTGGCCCCATGCGCTTTAATATCTGCTCCGCCTCATGCATGGCGTTGAGATCGTTTGTCCAATCCCACAGGTCAGGGCAAGTGTAGTCAATACCGTTGGCTGTCCACATGTAAACGCCATCTTCTTTGCGCCACCCGCACGCCTTTGCAATGGCCGTGTTGATTTGTTCGTCGGTCATTTTCCCTCCTTTGCTGCTCTGATGAGTCTGTCTGCTAACTTTAACGCCACCACATCAACGTCAGTTGAGTTAACGTGCATAGGCAAAAGCCCCTGTAGCAACATAGCCGCAATCTCAAGCCGCGAAGGTTCTGGGCGGGTGCGTTTAGCTTCAACAATCGCTGCATCGCGTTCCTGTATGGCGCGCTCAACTTCAATGCTGTTTCCACTACAAACGGCTGCTGTGATAATTTCATTGCCTTTCTTTAGCTCTTCAATCCTTGCCGCCTGTCCGCTGTTCTCTAGTCTAGCATCGTGCAGGGCCTGCTTGAGTTCTTTCGCTTCCGCTACTGCCGCATCGCGCTCTTTTGTCATCCTGTCTAGTCGTTCAAATATAGATTCATCCATATTACGCCTGCGCCTCCTTCGTAGTCAGCTTATACGACTCCGCCAACACAAGGTCAGCGTCGAGCAGTGCAGCCCGGTCGTTTGGGAACGCTGAGTGAGCATCGTAGTGCTTGAGCAAGCAATGCTTAAGTTGCTCGATCGCTGATGCAGCCTGTACGGCAAGATGCCGGTACATGACGAGTTCAGCCTTAAGATTGCCGATAAGCTCGGCCTGCCGATTGTGCGCGTCCATGTATTGCCTTAGTTGAATTTGTGCCATTTTGTATTTTGGTTAACGCCCATGCGACGTAAGGCCGTCTTACCTTCGTATCCGATGCTCATAAGCGCCTCGACCATCTCCTCGTTTGAGGGCCACATTTCCTTGCGAAAAGTGCTAGGATGTGCGCGGAGCCACATGTCCATCTCCGGCCAACGGTCCGGCACCAGCTTGTCGGCAAAGAAATCCCACCACACAATCTGCGCCACAAACACCTGCACCTTCACCGGCAGCTCCATGATCCGCGATCTCCACTCCCGTGGATCTACCTTCCGCAACCTGGCGACCCAACCGTTCGATTGTTTCTTTCTGTTTCTGATTCTCATTTGTAAGTATTTTATTTTCTTGTGTTAATTCATGGATACGCTCCATGAGTGTGTCAATTAGGATGCTCATTCTTTGTCTAAGATGTATCCCAGCGCCAAAGCTATGATGCTAAGGACAACAATAGCAACCTGAATTTTAGGCGGATTCTTCATTTTGTTGGCTCTTCTTTGCGTCGCACTCAGAGCAGAACCAGTCTCCCCAGAAGTCTTGACTTAAGTCTTCTCGGCACTCACAGCAGACTGGATGCTCATCTCTTGGATCGCTATCACCTGGGAATCCCGTACTTACCATTTGCTACCTCCGTTGTATTCTTGCATGGCTGACACGGCAAACAGTGCGCTGGCCCAAAATAGGACAAACAAGACAATGGCCTCCCACAGCTCTTGTGCAAAGTAAGCGATAGCAAGTCCGTCTAGGACTGCAAGTGACGCAAATGCCCAGAGATACGGCAGTGCTTTGTTTGTGTTGTCGGGTTCAATCTTCATGTAACTTTGGTAGTGTTTATTCATTGTGGAATGTTGCTGTCTTGCCCGTAAAGCGTAAGTTTGCACTCACACCACACGGGCCGTTTCGTTGAATGGGTATGCCAATCTCGCGGAACTCTGCGTCATCGGAGAGCTTCACAACCATCACGGCTGTAGCGTCTTGCCCGATTGCACGGCTTTCGCGAGCTTTACCCTGTTCATTTAGTTGCGTAATGCTAATCACAAGGCAACCTAATTCGATACCAAGTAAGCGCAGACTCCGGCTAACCTCGGCCACTTCACGCTCACGGCTGCTGTCCTTGCCTAGGTCGCAGCGCACAAGCTGGATGTAGTCTACGAACAGGACGCCGAGACCGTCCGGGCTCTTCGCCATAGCCCGCGCAGTGGCGCAGATGTTCGCGATGTCATAGAGATCGTCACGCACCACTAGACGGCTGTTGTTAAGCTTCTGGATGGCACTGTGGACGCCTCTGATGTCACGCTCATGCTTGGCACCTTCAGCAAGCGCACGCAGACTGACGCTGCCTAGCCGGGCGACAAGCCGGTCGATGATCTGGTTGGCTGGCATCTCAAGTGAGATGACGAGTATTCCTTTGTTCATCGTGTTCCATTACCTGGCCTTGCAGACGTGTGCGAGTGCTGTCCCGTGTACGGCTCAAGCACATAATTCACCTCGATAAGATCTGTCGATTGATTCTCCGGCAGAAGCAGCAATGCCTCCATCTTCGAGCCAAGTGCTGCCTTTTCGCCGATAGCGATGACGTCCTGCGTCTTCTTTGGCCGTGGCAGCTCCACATTTTGCAGCACATTTGTGCGGCGGATGAGTACCCAGTCGCTCATGCCTCCTCCCATCTTCTTGGCAACATCACGCGCATCGTTGGTGGCCCAGGCCACACGTCTTGATCAAGGCACAGCTTGTACTGCGACAACGTCACGTCGAGTTGCTGGTTAGCAATGTCAATGAGTTCCGTGGACGCCTTCACCCACTGACTCAAGTGAGGTGCTTGCATATCGACGACGAGAAAGTAAAAGTCGATGTCCTCTTGTCCAGTGATCTGCTCAAGCCCATAAGTGTACCAAGCAGCCTGCTTATCGTAGCCGAACCCAAAGAACTTATGGTCAAACTTAGACCAATCGCTGGTCGTCTTTAGGTCAACAATCGCTGGACGACCCTTGATCTCCGTAATCATGTCTGGTCTACCTTTGCATTGCACACCATCACGTTCCCAGAATAGCGACGCTTCAATGATCTTGGCTGCTGTCACCATCTCAAGCAGCGGCTCTACGGCTGCACAGGCACCTTCGACACGCGCACCTTCGTCTTCAGTCAGGATCACCTTGCCGATATTCTCTTGGCAAAAGTTCTCCCACGTCAGCTTGCCTTCTTTAGTGCGACGATCGCACGCTGGAGCAATAGCGTATTCGCAGCGGCCCTCGAGAGCAAGACTGTGGACAAGCGTGCCAAGTTCCATCTCGCGGGACGGCTTCCACTCTTGACGCTCCTTCCACTTGTAGTACGCCGGACAGACCGCAAACGAGTCGAGGCTGTGTTTAGATAGACCGTGAGTTCCACGGTACTTCTGCATTTCCCAATTGTAGTGTATTTCGTTTTTCATTTTGTTATGGGTTAATTTCAAGCGCACCGCAGCCAACGATCTTGCCAGCTCCGTCGCGGATGAGTTTGGTTGGACTAGCCAAATCTGTTCGGTTGGGCAGCGCAGTGCGCACATAGCCAGGCACAATGTACAGCACACCATCGACAGGATCCGGCAGGTTGCTCACTTTGGCGTCCTTGCAGCACATGATGGGTACACCATCAACGTCTGCCACCTTGCTTAAGTGCGAGTGTACCTTTACCGAGTAACCGCTCGGCTCGATCACGCCATACCCAGTAATATGGATATCGTGAGGTGTAAGATTTACGAGTTTATTCATTTATTAAGTTTGCAATAATGTTGAGCGCCAGCATGGTTTTGCCCGATTTGGTTTCACCACCGATGACTACGAAGTCTCCGTATCTGATTGGACATATATTGTCGATAGCAGAATAGCCAGTCTTAATTCGCATAGACTCGTCATCACCCGTCTCATAGCGTGTCAGCGCATTGAGTAGGAGCGCCTTAGTGTCCATCACCTTGGGCGGCGCTAACTCCCGAGATAATCCCTCAACCTTCATCACGACGTCGCTCAGAAGCTCGGGCGTCTGCACGGTAGCGTCGCTAATGGCCATCAGCGTCTCGTAGGCCACATGCTGCAAGGTGCGACGTTTGGCCGTGTTCTTAACGATGTCTACGAGGTCGCCAATCGCTGCCGCAATAGGCATGAGCGTGTACAGGTCGCTAAGTTGGTGAAACTCCGTACCGGGCAAAGTTTCGCGCACCTTCTCAAATACTACACGAATCTCCGAGCTGGCATTGCGAGACTGCTGCTGTAAGATGATTTCGCATACCCGGTGACTGAGCGGATCGAAGATGTCACTCACCTTGAAGTTCTTCTCGCTAATGTGATGCAAGAACACCTCTGGGTGGTTGAGCGCAATCGACGCTATACCACGCTCTGCCTCGCTCGCAGTGGGGACCACCGTGTCAGGTGGTAACTCCACCGGCCTACGCCTACCAGCTTTCTTGTGTGCTTCCATTGGTTGCTGCTAGTAGGCTGCTGTCACGTTTAAGTAGTGTCTTGATCGGTGTGCGAACCATTGATGATGCTCGGGAAAGCCAGCCGTTGAGGAAGCGACCCATGCCGCGTGAAGTCTTGCGCCGGTGTGCGTCCGCCTCAAGCCAAGCGTGTGCCTTGAGTAGCTCCTGCTCGACGGTCTTCTCGCCGTAGATGATGACAAGGTCTTTCATCAAGCCTGCTGGCACCGTCCACTCTTTGCCATCTTGAGTGACAAACGTCATGTTGTACATGTTGTGAGTTTGGCCCTCCAGTGCAGCGTTGCTTGGAAATGTTGGCGAGATGTCGTACTTGCGAATCGCATCTGCCAAATCCTGCGCAGGCTGCACCGGCGTTGACTCCGGCTGCGCCTCTGGCTGTGTTTTGCTGACGAGCTGTGCTGGCTCTTCCAGCGGGACAACAAGCTCAACCTTGGTTCCTGACGTATATGTTATATTGATGCTGATGTTCATATTTTGTTTGCTCTGAGTTTCTCGTGATGTTCTGCGTGATGTCTCCGGCAAAACCAGATGACATCTAACTGTTTGTTGTAATCTTCATGGTGACTCTCGGACTTGGGATCACCGCACACAACACACGGCAATCTAACCAGTGCTCCACTTCGCATCGCTCGCTCCACGGCCCGAGGTGCTTTTCGCTTCTCTGGATTTTGCAGCCTGAACTTCTTGCAGTGCTCTCTATTATAGCCCGGATTGTTGTCACGGATCTTTCTGATCCTTGCACGGTTGCATTCTCTACAGCGAGTTTCTAGTCCATCTGAAAGCCGAGCATATTTCACAAATGCTGTGAGCGGCTTCTCTTCCTTACAGATTCGACATATTTTCATTTGGTAAATGTGTGCGTTGTGCAGGCGCACCCCTGCATGGTGCAGAATTACTTAACCCCGTCCATACCATCCCTGAGTAGCTTGAAGAACAACTCAGCGTTCATCGTCACTAGCCAAGGTGTACGATTCTTTTTGTGAGCAACGATCCACGGCTTACCAGCACCATCGCGCTCGGCCTGCTCAGTCGCTTTAATCAGATTAAGGTTCTCTACAAACTTCACCTCTTGGTGGAGGTTCTTGAGTTCCTCACAGATCACATCTGGCGAGTCCGTCCCTCCGGCAAACTGCTGACCCCGCCTTGCGGTAAAGCCAGCAGCCTGGAGTTCGTCGCGCCACATGCGCTCGCCTCTACACCCCTTGGCTCTTGAGTTTATTGGCATCGCGTTTGAGCTGTAGCCAGTGATTGACTTCCTCAAGTGAGAAGCGCAGGCAACGCGCACTGATCCTGTGGTGAGGAATACGATTCTCGCGGGCCCACTTCAAGACCGTCTGAAGTGACACATTAGCGAGCTGGGCGATATCTTTAGCTTTTACCATTTGAGATCGTCCTCCTCTAGTTCAGGTGCCTCTTCCTTCGCAGGCTTGATCTGCGCTGAGGGGAATGCCTTAGCGTACCCTGCACGATCTGCGCTGATAAACAGGCTAGTAGCGATAGCTTGAAGATGCTCAGGACTAAGCGCCTTAACTTCTTTACCAACCCACTCAGCAGCTTTGATGGCTTCTGCCATAAGCTGTGCAGCTTGGAACAGCGCACGCTTGGCGTCTGCTACGGTGATCGAAACAGGCGACGATGCCTGCACAGGCTTACGCGGGCCTGCTGCGGCAACTGCGCCACCGGCGTCGTCGATGATTGCGCACTGATCGGTGATCTTGAGCTCGTTCTCGCCGCTATGGGTCGAGTGCTTCACGCTGATACCTTGAAGCCCCTTCTTGCCAGCTTGTGACTTCAAGGTCACCATCTGTCCCTTGAGGTCACCCATCTCGTCTGGCAACCAGAACGATGCTCGGCACTCGCCGGTGCTGTCCTGCAAGACGCAGTTCTGTACGCGCCAAGGACCAAACTTTCCTTCACCAGTTTTAGGCGGGAACGTCGCTTTGATCGTCACCCGCATTTCCCCGATGACACTGCCATCGGCCAAGTTCTGAATGTCGCTAATTTGTGCTACTTTCATTTTTGTTGTGTTTCATCAGTGAACCATTCA